GAGCAGGCTGGTGATACTATTGAAGGAAGAGAAGAGCTATCGAAGAAATTTTTTGGAGATTTTATTCCATATACGTTTGGTACTTTCCCACCGAGAGGCACCGAAAATGATGGAGATGGGACTGAAGGTGACACACCGCCTGGAACTAAACAAAATAAAAACAAATCGCTAATAGCAAGATCAAAAGAGTTACTGCGAATTCAAACAGCAAGCTTGAATGTAGCTGGGGCTCAAAATGAAACAGAAAAACTTCTAAGCCAGCAGCTCAATAATAGAGTCAAGTTGAAGGAGCAGTTCAATAAATTGCTTGCAGACGCTCGAGGCGAAGAGGCTGAAAACTTAATTAGAGAAAATCAAGAACAAGCGCTAGAAGCACAGAAACAAACTCAAAAACGAATACTAGACCAGCAAAATCAACTAGTAATAGACAAAGCTCTCAAAGGAGTAAACGATATAGTCGCGAAAAACAAAGAGAAACTCGAGACTGATAAGGAATACAAACGCTTACTTATGGAAGGCGTTGAGCCTTCTCAAGCGAGGCAGATCATTGCTTTAACAAAACAATTAAAGCTGGAAGATGAAATATTGAAAACAAAGATTGCACAATTAAAGGAAGACCTTGCAAACCCTAACTTGTCCTCAGCAGATAGACAAAATATTCAAGGCAGGATCACTAATCTTGAAGGAGCAAGAGGCACTATCGCTGAAAGCGCACAGCAAGGCATACAAGACATAAGGGACAATCCTCCTGAGCAAAAAAGCTTTCTTGAGAAGTTAGGTTCCGAAGTAGATGAAATCGATAAAAGACTCAAAGCATTAGTCGACCCTGCTAATCAAGTTATTGGAGCCGCAAACGCTATCGGCGACGCTTTTTCAAACTCTTTCATGAGCGTTATCAAAGGAGAAGTGTCAGCAAGGCAAGCGCTTGCAAATTTCTTTAGTAGTGTGGCAAATCACTTCGCTGATATGGCTGCAAAGATTATTGCTGAAGCAATTAAAATGCAGGCTATTAAATTTATTAGCAGTATTATTGGGTCTATTGCAGGTAGTGCTGCTGGTGGAAGCTTTGGCGTAGGTGTTGGAGATGTTGGAGCAATCAATAACAATGCGTTTGCCACGATGGGCAACACTGCTTTTGGCGGGTTTTCTGCAGCAGAAGGAGCATATGTCCCTGGTGGATTAAAGCCATTTGCTAATGGAGGGATGGTTAGTCAACCAACCCTTGGTTTAGTTGGTGAGGCTGGAGAAAATGAATATATTATACCTCAGAGCAAAATGCGTACGGCGATGGCAAGATATTCTCGCGGCGTTCGTGGACCTGGAGTTATTCCAGGCAATGGTGATGATTTCTCAGGAGAGTCGTTAGCTGGTGCTGCAACTGCACCAATTGATGTTAGATATAACGTGGAGCGCATTAATAGCGTTGACTACGTGACTGCTGATCAATTCCAAACTGGAATGCAGCAGGCAGCACAACAAGGTGCTAAACAAGGTGAACAGCAAACACTGAAGCGTTTACAGATGAGTGGCAGCACACGTAAGAGGATCGGAATATGAGCCAATACGCTTTAGGCCATGTTGTAACGATCAATGCTTTGCGAGATGATCCAGGCAGCGATAAAGGGTTGTATGTGCAATTCCGTTTTCAGAACTTTTTCATTAATCAAGATATGACATACACTAATGAGAGTGGTACTCATCCGTATGATTTTGTGCCATTTGGCTTTTCTGGCGTAACAGTAAACCGTACGGGAGACGGGATGGAAGCTACCCTTGTTTTCCCAAACAATGATTTATCTCGCGGATGGGCAGTCTTAGCAATTAGAGATCATTATGTTGTCGAGGTCGAAGTTTTAATTGTTGATTCAACTAATCCGTCGAGTGGTACGCATCAAAGCGTACATAGTTACACCGGGCAGATTACTGGTGGAACTTGGGATAACGTATCGCTAAATTTGCAACTCAGCTCAGTCTTAGACGCTGTTGGGACGGACATCCCAAGGCGCGCTTTAACCAAGAAACTTGTTGGCAACTTGCCAGTCGCAAATAATGTCCGACTGCAGTGATTTAATTGGAATGCCGTACCGGTTTGGTGCTGACGGTAGTGATGGCCATATTGATTGCATCCATCTTTGCTATCGGGCATTAGAGCGGATGGGCATTGACGCGCCACCGTTTAAGCAAAGCTGGTATCAGGCAAGTAAGTGGGATGTATGCCGTGATTTAATGCGCTGGGGTTTGCGAGTTGAAAAGCCTGCGTATGATGGGGACATTCTGCTGCTACCGCAGCAATCCTGGGCATTCGCAGTCACATGGCAAAAAGGGATTCTTTACACGGGGGAAGGGACCAAGGGGGTGAGATGGTCATTGGTCCGAGCATTTACGACGTACCATTGCTTCCGTACGAAAGGCAGCTCATTGCAACGATTGGGATAACTGAAGAAGAGTATCGAGTATTTACAGCTGAGGTTAAAAGGCGTGGAGCAGTAAGACCAGCAGGTCGAGAAAATGTTCCTGACATTGTCAATGGTGTAGATCCGACAACAATTCTGATTAACTTGGCAATCAGCCTTGTGCTGACTGGTGTTTCATACTTGTTAACACCAAAGCCAAAGATGCCACGCGCTCAAGGCGGTGGTGTTACTGATCTTGGCAGCATTACAGGGGCCAATCGTTTTACGCCTTCACGCGGCTTTGAAACGCTTGCAGAGTTAGCAGATTATGCCTCGCCTGTCCCCATAATTTTTGGGATGTATAAGAACAATATTGGCGGAATGCTGGTTACGCCAAAGCTGATTTGGTCGCGGATGTTTAGCCATGGAACGTCGCAAAGAGCGAAGCTTATGTTTGTTGTTGGCGAACAAGGCGTCAACAATATTGGCATTGACAAGCCAGAACTTGAGGGAATTTTTCTGGGAAACAATGCGCTAGATGCAATTTTTAAGGATAAATTTGCTTTTTACTGGCATAAGGCATCTTTCTCGGGTAAATTTCGCATTAAAGGCGGCGACAAACAATATGGATCGCGGGGTTCGCTTGACTCTGGAGATCCAGAAATTAGCGGAAAAGATGATGTTTTTGACGTAGTAGGTTCAGGTTTTGAGCCAGAACAACTTTTTTGTCATGCTTACACGCCAGCCAACTCTACAACGTTTGGCTGCCATAGTACGATTGCAAATGGCACGAATTTCAGAGTTAACTATCAATTAAATCTTATTCCCAAGGATGCAAGCAAGGATTCCGAAAGAGTCACGCTTATGCAAAGGATGAAAGTAGTTGGAGAGTCTGGAGCACTAAAAGACGGCAAACAACTAAGAGACGTAGGTGAAACCCCTGGGACAATTAATTCAGGCCGTCGAGATGCAATTATTGATCAAAGACACGATGGAACGGGCAGAAACTATAGCCCACGCATGGGAGTCGTGGAATACGACGGCATAGAAAATAATGACGATGCAAATAATCCTCAGCTTTTTAAGGATAAAAAAATCAAAACCACGATAGACAACGTAACACAAGGGAAAAAAATTAAATTCGTCATAAAAAACGATAAAATATCAAGTGATTTTTACGAAAGAGAAGGGGGTGAAGGCAAGGCTCCGGTTGATGACATTAACTCAACAGTTGAATCGCTTCAACTAGAAGCAGACGGAGCAATGCAACTTGGTGAACATTTTATGATCGGCGGAAGCATTTGGAAAGTAGTAGATAGAAGGCTTCAAAGATTTGATCCATCGGACACTCCGAGTAGAGCTAGCGATCAACAGATCACACTAGAATGTGTAGATACGTCAACTTCAAAGTTCAAAAAAATTGGAATTGTAAGCAAGAGACTTGTTGTGAATCCAAACGGTGTTGCAAACCAATTTATTGGCGATAGCGGCGTTGGAGACCTTACGCAATCAGTCGGGGCAGCATTTTATCCCATAACGCAAGTTGCTATTGCAACAATCAAAAACAATAGACCTGCGCTTATTACTGAAATTGGTCTCAAAAGCAAAGTCTTTCAGCGTTTAAATGGTCTGTGTAATTTTCAAAATCTGCCATCTAAAGGCGAGGTAAAACAAGCTGAAAAAGACAACACTCAGATCAATAATGGAACAATTTCCGCCACAATTCGTCGTTCTTCAATGTTTAGAATTTTTGTTAGAAAAGCTGGAGAGTCAGGTGAGTTTGAGCCATTTGACATGATATTCGTAATTCAAGGGCAAGTCCCCACTGCTCAATACAATTACATTAAGTTTATAAACGACGAGGAGCGTCAACTAGAATTTAAATTTGTTCCTTTCGCTGCTGATGAATTCAGAACTTTGCCTAACGAGTCCTCAAGTGATCGTTTTGTCGTTTTAGATCAAGCAATAAGTGGCAACACTTCCAATATAGTTGCTATCGATGCAGGCACGAAATTTAATATTAAAGTTGTAGTCTCCGGCGAGAAACACAAAAGTAAAATAAGATTCAAGGGTAATGATGAATTTAAACGAGCGCCAAGACAAGCGCCACCTATTGAGGACTTTACTTATCCAGACGAATTTGCTTTTGATACAGCATTACCTACCGCTGAAAGAGGCGTAATTGCAGAAATTGGCTCACAACTGACCAGGCCACCTTCAAAGCGAAATCTTGCAAATAATGACAACTTAAAAGCAAAACTAGCTTCATTCTTTCATGACATTGCAGGGCCAGCGGAGGGCTCTGGCACTAAGACAGGAAGCTATAAAGAGTTTGAAACACTTGAGTTTATCGATGGTAGCCGTGCTAAATGGCTTCATCTCAAGTGGAAGCTTAGGAAAACA